AGGCGTGCCGTGCTCAACCAGTTGTGGCGAGGCAACCCAACCGACAAGAACTTACTAATGCGACTAGCTGAGATTGAGAAGTCGATTGCGTCGAACCTTAGCTTGCTCGGGTTTACGCCTACTGATCGCTCACGACTCGGGCTTGCTGAGATAAAGGCAAAGTCTAAGTTGCAGGAGTTGATGGAAAAGAATGGCTAAGTCTTGGCCTCCTACTTGGCTGACCCCTATCAGCGACGAAGCACTTGACGCTGGTAAGGGCGACCTAGCGATTGAGTTTGTAGAGGCGTTCGGCATCATCACTAAAGACTCGATTGCAGGCTCGGCAGGCTCAAAGCTGATTCTGCGTGACTGGCAGAAGGAGCTCATCCGTCACCTCTACGCAGGCGACGAGAAGGGCTACCTCAATCAGATAAACCTTGTGGGCTTGCCGAGGAAGCAGGGCAAGTCCGCTCTGATGTCAACCCTGTCCGTATTCGACCTCTTGTTCGGTCCCAGAGGCGGGGAGGTCTATGCCGTTGCTGCCGAGAAGGAGCAGGCTCGCATCGTGTTCGGTTCGGCTAAGAAAACGATTGAGGCTCACGAGGAATTGAGCGAGATGGTCAAGCTGTATCGAGACGCTATCGAAGTGCCGTCGACGGGTTCGGTCTACCGAGTGCTCTCTGCCGAGTCCTACTCAAAAGAAGGCTTGAACTCTAGCTCCGTGTTTATTGACGAGCTGCACGCTCACCCTGATCGAACTCTCTACGATGTTATGGCTCTCTCTATGGGTGCTCGTGGTCGCAAAGGCCATCTTGTCGCCATCACTACCGCAGGACGCAAGTCAGACTCAACTGGCAATGACTCAATCGCCTACACGCTCTATCAGACAGGCCAGAGGATTGCGAACAAAGAAATCGACCCCTCGATGTTTATGGCTTGGTGGGAAGCACCCAAAGATGCAAACCATAAGGACCCTAAGACTTGGGAGCTGTCTTCACCTGGTTACGGCGACATCTGTTCTGCCGACGATTACGCAACTGCCGTGCAACTCACACCCGAAGCCGAGTTCAAAACTAAGCGACTCAACATCTGGACCAACACGAAGGCAGCATGGTTGCCCGCAGGAGCTTGGCAAGGTATTGAGAACAACTTTGAAATCCTCCCAGACGACGAGTATGTCTTGGGCTTCGACGGCTCGTGGAAGAACGACTCAACCGCTGTTGTGGCGGTGATTATGCCCAGACACGAGGACGATGTATTCCGTGCCTATCGGGTTGCCTCTTGGGAGAAGGACTTTGCTATTGACGACGACTCGTGGATAGTCGACAAGAAGGAAGTAGCAAAGGCTGTAATGGACTTCTACGACAAGAACCCTAACTGCCGTGAGATGGCTTGTGACCCCTCCTACTGGGAGGACGAGATGTTCCAATGGGCAGACTACGGAATCCCCGTCGTGGAATACCGCAACACCCTTCAAAGAACCGTGCCTGCAACGGCGAAACTCTTTGAGGCCATTATGAATAAGAAGCTGCAAGTCAAGCCCGATGCTTCTCTTGCAAGACACATAGACAACTGCATCCTCAAGATTGACGGGCAACGAGGTGGCAGGATCACAAAGGACTATCGCAATCCAAAGCTAAAGATTGACTTGGCAATCGCCTTACTTATGGCGTATGACCGTGCAAGCGTTAGAATGGAAGAAGCGTTAGTGCCTCAGATTTTTGTATAGGCGGTAGATTTTGGCAAGCTTTTGGGACCGAGTGTTCAACCGAAGGGCACTCTCTTTTCAATCCATCTGGGGTGCAGGTGACGACCTAGTCACAATCGGCACTCAGTCGGCAACAATCGTCGACTCCAAGACGGCCCTACAAATCAACTCTGTTTACTCAGCGGTGTCTCTAATCAGCGACACAATTAGCAGCTTGCCAGTAGACGCATTTGTTCGCCGTGACGGTGCTCGCTATCCTTTCCGACCTGCACCTGACTGGGTTTACAAGCCAGATGTTGACACGACCAAAGAGGCGTTCTGGGGTGCGGTAATCGTCTCAATGCTGATTGACGGCAACGCCTATGTGCGTGTGTTCTCAAACCCGCAGGGCGAGATTGTCAACATGATGGTCTTGAACCCGATTGAGGTCGAGCCTATCCGCAACGGACTGGGACAGTTGATGTTCCGTCACGAGGGCATGGACAGGATGCTCACAAGCGAGGAAGTTGTCTTTATCCCAGATGTAGTCCGACCTGGTCACATCAAGGGTGTTAGCCGTGTCGAGGCTCTGAAGAACAACTTTGGTCTTGCTATCGCACTAGAGAACTACGCATCACGATTCTTTGGCTCAGGAACGCACACCTCGGGTGTAATCGAGTTCCCTGGCAACCTGACCGCAGAGCAGGCCAAGTCCTTGCAGGACGGCTTTGACGCTCGTCACAGAGGCTGGCAAAAGGCACACAAGACCGCTGTTCTTTCGGGCGGTGCGAAGTATGTCCCGACCACTTCAGAGAACGACAAGGCTCAGTTCATTGAGGCACGCAAGTTTGCAGTCGAAGAAATCGCTCGTGCGTTCCGAGTGCCGTCAAGCATGATGAACATTGAGGGTTCTTTCACTTACAGCTCGGTTGAGCAGCAGAACCTAGCGTTTGTGACTCACTGCCTCCGTCCGATTATTCAGAAGCTTGAGTCAGCGTTCTCACCGCTGATGTCACGCACTCAGGGTGGACAGAACGCCTTTATCAAGTTCAACCTTGACGGATTGCTAAGAGCAGACATCGAGAACCGCATGAGTGCATACTCAACAGGACTTCAGAGCGGATTCTTGACCGTCAACGATGTCCGTAGACTTGAGGACTTGCGTCCAATCGACGACCCATCCGCTGATCAACCACGAGTCCCGCTAGCGAACCTAAACATTGACGCTGCCGAGTTGGTAGCCACCGACAAGCGGGTCGCAATGGCCTCCAAGCTTGTTCTGGCAGGTTATGACCCAGCCGAGGTTCTATCTGCTATGGGCTTGCCTGAAATGTCTCACACGGGCGTTCCAAGCGTTCAGCTTCAGGGACTACAAAATCTCAACCCTGAAGACCCAACAAGCGAATACGAGGTCTAAATGGCGATTACCACAAATGTAGTATCGGTAGGAACAGCAGGTGCAACACTTCTTTCACCGACTATTGACTCGCAAGATGCTTGGATTGAGAACCTTGAACCGAGCAATGATTTAGGTAGCTACTCTCGTGACGGCTACTCCTACGCAGTTAAAAGTTATTTCCCTATCACTAACAACGGCACAGCGATTTTCTCCTTTACTACAGGCACAACTGGAGCACAAATAGATAGCTGGGATTTTGACTCCAAAAATTCATCGGTTATTGGAGAACTTATTGAGGGTGCGACTATCACGACTAGCGGAACCGCTATCCCAGGCCATAACCTGAATCGCAACGAGAGCGATGCCCACGATGCCTCTTTGGTAACCGCTTCAGCCCTAACTGGTGGAACTGTTGTTTATTCGACTTTTATTGGAGCTTCTAATCAGTCAACTGGCGGGGCATACTCAAATGTCATAATCACACTCAAGCCAAGCACTGAGTATGGGTTCCGCTTTAGAGACATAGGTGGCAACGGAACCAATCTTCACACTGTAGTCGGTTGGGTTGAGAAATACAACGGACTAAACGATGTCTACCTAAACGGAGCTACAGGGGCGTCCGTAAGGCTAAGAGGTGGCGAGAAGATACAACTTGCATTGCAGCAGGGGGAGGGAATCACGGCCTTTGCATCTCGTGAAGGTGTCCAAGTCGCCGTGATGAGACAGGACTAATGCCGTATTTTGTAACAGGACGAGGCGAGCACCCAGACTGCTCAGGTTACGCCGTAGTCAAGCAGGACTTTGAGCTTATGGGATGCCACAGCTCAAGAGAAGACGCAGTCGATCAGATGGTCGCTATTTCAATAGCAGAAGGGATAGAGCCAGGTGGCACTTATACCAGACAACTCAGGGATTCCGAAAACAGAGAACTCCCCGATAACTACCGACCAGCCCTCTCAGAAGATGTCCCAGAAGGTCGAGCCTGCGGTAACTGCATCTTCTACGACGAAAGCAGAGTCAACGAAGCAGGAGACAAAGCTTGGTGTGAGCGATGGGACGACTTCGTCGAAGGCGACCACTACTGCAACGCATGGCAAGCAAACGAAGAAAACAGGGCAGAAGCAGGCGAACTCGAAGTAGGTGACTTTGTCCGCTGGAACTCAAGCGGTGGCATTGCTAGGGGTCGCATTGAACGCATCATTACTCAGGGCACACTAAATGTTCCTGATTCAGATTTCACGCTAAACGCAACTGAGGATAATCCCGCAGCACTTATTCGCATCTACCAAGAGGGCGAAGATGGCTGGGAGGAAACCGATACTCTAGTCGGTCACAGATTCAGAACACTTACAAAAATAGACAACCTGCGTAGCATGGAATACAGACAGGTCAACCTAACCCCACCAGCCTACATGCGTGCAGCAGCTCGCAGGGGCCTTCAATACTACGAGGAGGGACTCGGCGGAGATGGCTTGGTTGAAAGAACTATACGAGAAGCTCGGGCTATGGCTCGTGGTTCTGTTACTGCTGAGAAGTGGGTTAGGATTCGGGCTTGGATTGCTCGCCATCTGGTTGATTTGGATTCTCCCTCCGCACGACCTAGTTCGGACGATTATCCTAGTGCTGGCGTAGTCGCTCACCTCTTGTGGGGATCAGGGCCGTCAAAGGCTGCTGCAAGGCGAGCACTAGCGTATGCAGAAGGCGTTGTGAGTAGAATAGAAGCAGAGAACGAAGGACGAGCGAAAGGCGAAGCATTGTCCAAGATTGAGACTCGGGTCATTACAACTGACTTTGAGGTTCGTGAGGAAGCCGATGGCATGCACCTTACTGGTTACGCTGCCAGATTCAACGAGCCGTCAGAACCACTACCCTTCATCGAGCGTATTCAGCCAGGTGCTTTCAAGCGTTCACTACGCTCACGCAACGACATAAAGTTGCTCTGGAATCACGACTCCTCAATGGTGCTCGGTTCTAGCCGTGCAGGAACTTTGACCCTGACCGAGGACGAGCAGGGACTTCGAGTTTCCGCTGTCCTGCCAGACACTCAAGCTGGACGAGACGCAAAGGTTCTAATCTCCAGAGGCGATGTTACAGGATTTTCTTTTGGATTCACCGTGCCGAAGGGCGGAGACACCTGGAACGAGGACGGTAGCGAAAGAACCCTCAAGTCAATTAGGCTCATGGAGGTCTCGACTGGGGTCGCCTTCCCAGCGTATCCTTCGACTAACGGAACCGCTCAGGTTCGAGGACTAGACAAGATCGCAGAGAGGGCAAGCGTCGACGCTGACGCACTCTCAGATGCAATGATGAAACTTGAGGAAGGTGAAGAAATCACAGCCGAGGAAAAGGAAATCCTAAGCCGTGTCATTTCAGAACTTGCTCCACAAGACGCTCCAGCAGAGGAGCCACAGGGCGACCTAGCAATGCTCGCACTCAAGAAGAAGAAGCTAGAGCTTCTGATGAAAGGGCTATAAATGGCTAACAAAGACGAAATCAAAAAGGTCATTCTGGATGTTGCAGGCAACCCTGAGTCGGGTGTTGTCCGTGAGTATGCAGACAAGTGGGCAGTTGCTATTGCCTCACTAATGACAGGAACCCCTTACAAGCCAAACGCCAAAGACGGCGACGGCGACGGTAAGGTGCAAGACGGCACTCCACACGAGAGGCCACTAAAAGAGAACCGTGTAACCAAGCCGACTGAGACTAGATAGTCGCCAAGCTTCAGTTCTCTCCCCCTCGGATTTTATGCTTTCTGCCGAGGGGGTTCTCTTTTCCCGTTACCAATTTGTTATAGATAAATTGTTGCGTGTTGTTGCTTTTTGTTGTGTAGTGTGCGTATAATAAACACAACAACAAGGAGGAAACATGAAAGACATGAACGGCATTGAAATCACAGCTGGCTCGCTAGTCAAGTCAAAAAGCAGTTCAATAGTTCGTGTCGTCATTGCCAACCATGATGGTTCTATTGAGCAGCTAGACGGCAAAAGCATACGAGCACTTCGCAAGGGGAGTCACTCGCAAGATTGGGTCTTTCTAAGGGCACACAATGTAAAGGTGGTGGGGGCATAAGCCCTCACCTGACAACAGGAAAGGAAAAGAAAATGACAACAACCAAAGTCAGAGTTAAGGAGCTGCCAGAAGGTGCAATAGCACCCTGGCGACCTTGGTGGCTCTACCACTTCGATACCCCAGATGGTCACTTCGAGATTGTGGCACACGACTGGGTGACGGAAGATGGCAAAGACCTCGGTTCAACCGTGTGCATAATGCATGAGGTCCAAGACGAGGCAGAGAGCGACAGGTCTCTTTACAGAAAAGTCTCGGACCATTTTGCAGATGACGAGGATGCCATTGCTTATGCTGTCGAGAGATACGGAGTGCAACCAATAGAGAATAAGTAACTCAAAGATCAACCCCGTCATCGTCCCCCTCGGTGGCGGGGTTCCTCTATGCACAGCTCGTGTAAACTTGTAACTATCGGAAGTGAGTTAGCTCTGCCGTGTTCAGTTGAGCGTCAACGCCACTGGTATCCAAAGTAAGAAACTATTGAGGAGACTAAATGTCTGAGTTCATCAAGACTCAGCAGGAAGTTCGTGCCAACCTCACCGAGCAGATTCGTGAAACAATCGACGCTGCTGAGGGTGAGAGTCGTGGACTCGACGCTGCTGAGCTAGAAAAGATTGACCGCATTGAAGCCGACATCCGTCGTGCTGATGAGGCAATCGCAGTTGCAACCCGCAACGAGGAGCGTAAGGTAGAGGCTTCGGCTGCTGCTAAGGGCTTCATCCCAACCGTATCCGAGGAGCGTTCAGCTTCTGACATCCTGCGTGGTATCGCACTAGGCGAGACTCGCTCACACTCATTCGAGCGTCGTGCAGCTCTCGTGCCATCGACCAACACCGTGCCCAAATCCTTTTATGACGAGGTGTTTTCCGTGGCAAGGCTTAACGGTCCCATGCTGGATGTATCCGATGTAATCAACACCACCTCTGGTGAGGACCTAACCATCCCAACGCTAGATGCCTTTAGCACCGCAGCTATCACTTCTGCTGGTTCTGCTATTGCAGCAAGCGAGCCGACCTACAACAGCATCACTCTTGGTGCAAAGCGTCTGGGGTTCTTGATTCAGGCCGCTAATGAGCTAGTTACGGACGCAGGTTTTGATCTGTCCTCCCACCTCGCTCAGCAGGCTGGTCAGGCAATTGGTTACGCAGCTAACTCCTTCATCACCAACGGAACTGGAACGACTGAGCCAACAGGCTTCACTACCGTTGCAGGTTCGGGCGTGACGGGCGGCACGGGCGTAAGCGGTGTGCCGACTGCTGACCAACTTATCGACCTCGCTTACAGCGTTGACGGTGCAGTTCGTCGTCTGCCAGGTGTCGGCTTCATGGCTAACGGTGCAACCATTGGTGCAATCCGTAAGCTCAAGGACACTGCTGGCAACTACCTCTACCAGGTAGGCGTTGGACAGCCAGACACCTTTGCTGGCTTCAATGTTCTGGAGAACCCACATGTCGCTGACACTGGAACCGATGCACTGTCTGTATTCTTCGGACACTTCCCATCGGTCAAGGTTCGTGTTGCAGGTGGAATTGATGTAGCTTCCTCACAGGACTACGCCTTCAACCAGAACCTAACCACTTGGAGATTCGTCATGAGGCTCGACTCGAACCTTACCCACGCATCTCACATCAAGTATTTCAAGGGTGGAGCTAGCTAGTAGCTAACCCCTTGAAGTAAAGGAACCCCTCGGGCTTGTAGGTTGGCTCGGGGGGTTTCTCTATGCTACGATTTTCAAACGGACATCAGCCCTCTCCTTTCGGGCGGTCCGTAGTTATGTAGTCTGGCCTAGTAATCAGTTGCATTTCTTTCCCTTGTTAGAGGAACCCCTGTTGGAAACAGCAGGGGTTTCTTGTTAGAGTGGGGTTATGACCTACAAAATCAAGGGAGCAATTTCTTTAGCAAGCAACACGCCTGGAGTCCCGACGGGTTATGGCGTGCAAGGGCTGATGCTAGTCGAGCGTATGAAGCGTCACGGCATAGATGTCGCAGCCCTCTCTAACTACGGCCTTGAGGGTCGCATGGAAACGCTGGAAACAAAGCACGGCAAGATTCCGCACTACCCTCGGGGACTGACCCTTTACTCAGGCGATGTTATGAAGCTCTACCACGAGGACTTCTTGGCAGGCAGGGACATTGCTAACGCCATTCTCACTCTCTACGACACTTGGGTTTATCTTGATCAGAAGAACCTTGACGACCTAAACATCTGGTCTTGGGTTCCAATCGACCACCTCACCGTGCCCGCAAAAGTTGAGCTATGGTGCAAGAAGGAAAATGTAACCCCAATCGCAATGAGCGAATTTGGGCTAAAGCAGTTACAAGGGCAGGGCATAGACGCTCACTACATTCCTCACGCTGTTGACACATCTCTCTACAAGCCAACGCACGAGATTGCAGGCCAGCCGATTAGGGATTACTACGGACTCAAAGACGACGACTTCCTAGTCGGGATGGTTTCGGCTAACAAGGCAAACGGTCAGATTCACCGCAAGGCTTTCGCTGAGAACATTCTTGCCTTCTCGCTGTTCAAGAAGAATCACCCGAACGCCTACCTATACATTCACAGCGATCCCTCAAAGGTCTATGGCGGGTTTGGACTTATCAACCTGATGCACGCTGTCGGACTAGACAAAGACGATGTTCTGTTCCCCGACCCTCACAAGTATCGGATGGGCTACTCAGATGAGGAGATGGCTGCACTTTATACAGGTATGGACATCCTGCTTCATCCTTCTTACGGCGAGGGCTTCGGCGTTCCGTCAATTGAATCGCAAGCGTGTGGCACTCCCGTCATTGCGTCATCGTGGACAGCCTCACTTGAGCTAGCAGGGCCAGATTCTTATTTAGTCGAGGGACAACCGTTCTGGGACGAGGCTCAATTGTCTTGGTTCCAGATACCCAATGTCAACTCAATCACAACTGCTCTTGAGAGGGCATACGAGCGAGGTAGGCAGGAGTTCCCTGACACATTGGAGTTCGCTAAGGCTTACGATGTCGAGGCCGTCTGGGACGCTTACTGGCTCCCCTTCCTCAAAGAGAAACTCAAGTGATTCCCGTCCTCGGGTTTGCAACGCTGTCAAAGTTCGAGATGGCACAAAGACTTTTGGACTCAATTGACTACCCAGTCGAGCACCTTGTAATCGTAGACAACTCTGGCAAGCGTGAGTTCAAGCCGAAGGTCAGTAAGGAAATTGTAAGGAATCTCTGGGTGATTCAGGTTCCGCATGGACTCGGTGCTAACGGTGCTTGGAATCTGATTATCAAATCGACCCCGCACGCACCCTATTGGGTTCTGCCAAATGACGATTCTTGGTTTGCACCTGGGGCCTTAGAAGCAATCGCTGAGGAAGTCGACACCGAGGCGTTCAACTTTGTAGACATTCATCCCCGCTGGTCGTGCGTCATTCCGACTGAGGGCAGCGTGAGAAAAGCAGGACTGTGGGACGAGGCGTTTCACCCGATCTACTTTGACGATGACGATTACGAATGGCGTATGCGAGAACTCGGCGTAAAGTTCCACGACATCCCTGCAAAGGTTCATCACGACAATTCCTCAACGCTTAAGTCGGGTTACGAGGACAAAAACACCTACACATTTAGACGCAACCAAAGCCTGTTAGTCAACAAGCGAGCGGGAAGGAACCTCGGCATCATGGGCTGGTCGCTAGACATTAGGAGAGAGAACTCTTGGGACTAACTGTTTACACGGGCGGAACCTTTGACCTGTTTCACAGAGGTCACGCTAGCTTCTTGCAACGCTGCAAGGAAATAGGAGAAGTCACGGTTGCCCTAAACACCGATGAGTTCATCTACGACTACAAGAAGAAGATGCCCGTGATGTCCTACAACGAGCGTGAGGAAGTTCTTATGTCCTGTCGCTGGGTTGACAGGGTTATCCCTAACTTCGGCGGTGCGAACTCAAAGCCTTCTATCGAGCTAGTGCAACCCGACATCATCATCATTGGCTCAGACTGGGCACGCAAGGATTACTACAAACAAATGCAGTTCGATCAGGACTGGTTAGACGAGCGAGGTATTGCTCTCTGCTACATCCCCTACACGGACGGCATAAGCTCAACCAAAATCAAGGGCAGGCTAGCGATAGACTAGAAGCGGAGGTTTATCTTGGCAATCACTAATGGCTACTGCACGCTAAACGAGCTAAAGGCTTCTCTCAGAATCCCCGTAAGCGACACGGTTGACGATGACCTGCTTGAGCTTGCGGTTGAGTCTGCCTCTCGTGACATCGACCAAGCAACTGAGCGTGTTTTCTACTCAAGCACCGCTACCCGAATCTTCACCCCTCGTGACTCCTACAACTGCGAGATCGACGACCTAGTTTCGGTCACGACAATCAAGTCCTCGTCAGGAGCAGATGGCGTGTTCGACATCACTTGGGCTACAAGCGACTACCAACTCATGCCGCTCAACGGCGTTGCTGGAGGAATGAGCGTGCCTTACGACCTCATCTATGCAGTCGGAGACTACTCATTCCCTATGAGCGGTCAGGAGGCCACCGTACAGGTGAACGGCACTTGGGGATTCTCGGCAGTGCCGACAGCAATCAAGCAGGCAACCGTTCTGCTAGCAGCCAGAATCTTCAAGCGTAACGATTCACCAGGTGGCGTTATGGGCTTCGGCGACCTCGGCGTAATCCGAGTCGGAAGAATGGACCCAGACATCGACAGGCTAATTCAGCCATACAAGAAGGTTCGCTTCGCATGACAATAGCTGCTATCCGTGAGGGTATCGCTACTAACCTGAGAACAATCTCTGGTCTGAGAGTCTTTGAGGAAATCCCTGATCAAGTATCCCCTCCTGCTGCAATCGTGCAACTCAACAATGTTGAGTATCACCAAGCGTTCGCAGGCGGGCTAAACATCTTCCGCTTCACTGTCAGAGTGATTGTTGGGAGGGCTGCCGAGCGTCAAGCTCAACGCAACCTCGACCTCTACGCAGAGCCGTCAGGTGACTCATCTGTCAGGAGTGCGATAGAATCGAATAGAACTTTGAGCGGTGCTTGCCAAGACCTAATCGTCGAGTCAATGCCGAACATCGGTTCAATAACTGTAAACGAGAACGATTACCTAGCAGGTGAATGGACCGTCACCTGCTACGCATAAGGAGCTAAATTGGCAAAGTATGTAGTGACGGGAAACTCCGTCTCACTAAACGGAACCGACATTTCTGCATCCGTCGCAAGGGCTGAGCTGGTTATTACCTCAACTGAGGTAGATGTAACCGACTTCGCTAGCGGTGGATACACAGAGGTTGTCGGCGGACTAAAGAGCGGTTCTGTATCGCTCGACTTCCACAGCGACTTCGGAGCAGGCGGACTAAACACCGTTCTAACCGAGGACCTAGTAGGAACCATCGGAACTGTTGTGCTGATCACAAACAACGGAACTGCTGCCGCTTCAGAAACGCCGTCATTCACGGCTAATGTCCTCATAAATTCTGTATCGCCCGTAAGTGGGGCAGTCGGCGATTTGAGCACATTTAGTGTTACTTTTCCGACCTCGGGCGAAATCACCAAGGCAACCGCTTAGGACTATAAATGAAAATCAACCTACAACTCACCTACGATAACGGCGAGGCAAAGGACATCCTTTGCAACGCTGCGGACATGGTCGCTTTCGAGGACAAGTTCAATGTCTCAATTGCGTCTCTGACTAACGAGCCGAAGATGAGCTACATGCTCTACCTGGCTTATCACTCAGAGAAGCGAACAGGCGGAACTAAGGACTCTTTTGAGAAGTGGCTAGAAACCGTCGACATGGTAGGAGCGAGTGCCTCCGACCCAAAATAACTGGGTTGGGGGACTCATCCTCCCATTGGTTCATCGCAGGACTCGCTTGTGAAACAGGTATTGCACCGAGTGCCTTGTTACAGGAATCACCTCGTATGCTCTGGACAATGCACCGCTGGTTGGTAGCAAAGAACCTACCACCGAAATAGAGAGGCCCTCCCTTCGGGGAGGGTTTTCTCATTGGTAGAATTAGAGGGTTAGGAGCGTCATGGCGAGAAGCGGTTTGTCGGGGTCGGCGGAGACTTTGCGGATGCTCAAGACTTATGAGTCTGATCTCTACAAAGAATTTCGTAAAGGCGTGAACTCGCAACTCAAGCCAGTCATTGCACCGATTGAAGGCGAGATAAACAGCAGCGTGACTTCCAGTATCCGCAGCAACATGAGCGGAATGAATCACAACGGACGCACGGGCTGGTCAGGCGTAAAGGTAACACCAAAGGTTTCTCTCCGTCCTCGTGACTTGCTATTCATCGAGGGTAAGGGTCGCAACGCAGGACTTGATACTCAGGTTGGTTTTGAGTATGCCGAGCTAGCAGGTATTGAACGCCGTCCTCCCCGAGCAGTCTCTAAGGGCTGGGGGTCGACTTCCGTTGGCTATCACTCCTACATTTACAATGGTCAGGGTAAGGCTTTCAACCGCAAACTCACTCAGACTTACGGCAAGCCAGGTCGCTTCTTGTGGAAGCGTGTCCTGAAGCGTAAGCCAGAACTAGAGAACAAAGTCCTAAACATTGCAGAGAACTTGAACATCAAAATAAATCGGAGGCTTGCATGAGCATCAAGATTCGGATTGTCTCCGACTTTGATAAGCGTGGACTAACTGAGGCAGAAAAGGCACTCGGCGGTCTATCTAAGGCAGCGGGTATTGCACTTGCAGCCGTTGGTGCAGCAGTCGCAGGAATCGCTGCTAAGTCAGTCCAAGAGTTTGCAAAGTTTGACGGTGCTCTCACTAAGTCCCAAGCCATTATGGGTGACCTCACTCAGGCGATGGAAAAGGACATGTCTGACGCTGCCCGTGAAGTAGCCAAAGCCACAACCTTCTCAGCCGAACAAGCTGCCGAGTCATTCTTCTTCCTAGCATCTGCTGGTTTGGATGCCGAGGCATCTATCGCTGCCCTACCTCGTGTGGCTCAGTTCGCTCAGGCGGGTATGTTCGACATGAGTCGAGCTACCGACCTCCTAACAGATGCTCAGTCTGCTCTTGGCTTGACAATCCGTGATGATGCCGTCAAGAACATGGAGAACATGATTGCGGTGTCGGATGTCCTTGTTCGAGCTAACACCCTGTCAAACGCAACAGTCGAGCAGTTCTCAACCTCGCTGACAACAAAGGCAGGTCCCGCACTTAGAACTCTAGGCAAAGACATCGAGGAAGGTGTCGCTGTTCTGGCAGCGTTCGCTGATCAGGGTATCAAGGGTGAGGAAGCTGGAACTCAGCTCTCTATCGTTCTGCGTGACCTCTCGACTAAAGCCATCAAGAACAAAGAGGACTTCGCTGCTCTTGGTGTCTCAGTATTCGACTCGAACGGCGAGATGCGTAACCTCGGCGACATTATCGGCAACCTTGAGACTGCTCTCGATGGAATGTCTGACGAGACGGCTAAGGCAACACTTCTACAACTCGGGTTTGCTGACCGTTCGGTGCAGTCAATCCTTGCTCTATTGGGAACCTCAGACGCAATCAAGGAATACGAAACAAGCCTGCGTTCTGCCTCGGGCTTTACCGACACTGTTGCTAACAAGCAGCTAGAGACTTTCAGCTCGCAGGTCAAGCTACTTGAGTCTGCCTTTATAGATGTCGCTATTCAAATCGGTGAGGAACTGACTCCTTACCTGCAAGACCTTATCCCTGTCATACAAGACCTCTTGCCGATTGTCGGTCAGAAGCTTGCGGACGCTTTCGCAAAGGTCGACTGGGAGGGGCTGGTCACTACCGTTGGTGAGTTTGTCACTCTGATCGTTGAGAACTTAGATAACATCGGCAGACTCATCGGAGTCATCACAGGCATCTCAGTAGCCCTTGTGACCTACACAACAGTCACAAAGATTGCTACAACCGCTCAAAAGATTTTCAATTCCACCCTGTTGCTCAACCCTTGGGGATTGCTTGCCGTCGCACTCGCAGGCTTTACCTACCTGCTAGTCAGAAACAACGGCGAAGTTGATACGGCTACTGAGAACTACCGTCAGCTCAATTCTCAAATCGACCAGGCGAACTATCAAACAAAGAACCTCGCTGATACATACCGTGAGAGTTCTTATGTAGCAGACAAGTATGGCATTGAGACTGACGACCTTCGCAACGCAAACCTCAAGCTTGCGGGTGCAGCAGACATGGTTTCAGGTGAGTTGGGTCGCTTCAACTCAATCAAGATGGACCGCCTGCGTGCTGAAATCAACGCAACAAAAGACGCTACCGAAGGTCTAAATGAAGCCTCAAGACAATACGGCCTTGCTCGCATGGGATTGCTCACAGGTGAGGCATCGGGTCGGGGTGCACAAGTAAAGGCTGCTTTGGAGGCAGGGGCTTCAATAGGCAGCACAGGCCCTTCCGCATTTGAGCAGGCTCGTGAGCGTGTCCGTGATCTAATCAAAGACTCACAGAAGCAGTTGCGTAATGCTCAAAAGCAATACAACAAGACGATTCAAGATGCTAACGAGAGTTACGCTCAGAATGTTGAGCGTCTGCAACTAGAGTATGCAAACCGACTAGAAGGCATCATCAGGCAGTCACAAGCTCGCCTCACCGACGCTTACAAGTCAGCCGTTGCTGTAAACCTCTCCTCGCTGTTTGAGCGTGACGAGGCTAAGTCCGTAGAGGGGCTAGTTGACTCCCTAAGCGACAAACTCAAGGCTTCTCGCACTCTCCTATCAAACTCAGCAGAACTTGCCTCAGCAGGCTTCTCACAGACTTTTATTGAGCAGGTCGTATCAGCGGGAACTGAGACGGGTAACGAGCTTGCGTCGGCGATTCTTGAATCAACACCTGAAGTGCAGCGTGAACTCAAGGAGCTGTTCCGTGCACTCGAGATTGAGTCGAATCAGGGCATGGATGCTCTGGCAGAACAAATCTACGAGAAGCAGGGTCTTGCAACCGACGCACTCAAAGACCTTTACGCTCAGACTCAGGTTGACCTGGCTAACTCTCTGCTCGACGCACAATCACAGCTAGACGAAGCACTACTAAACGCATCGCTTACCCTGCAAGACAACATGATTACGATTCGTGAGAATGTTATGGAGCAGATTGCTGAGATGGACAGGGGCCTCGGTGGACTAAGCGGAACCGTCGATCAGTTCATCAGCAAGCTCGACTCGCTTATTGCTAAGCAGCAACAAGTCGCAGGTGCTCCTGCAATCTCATTCCAGCCAGAGCCAGTCAGCACGGGACCTGTTATTGACTTCCAGCCGATGCCGACAACAACGCCTAAGCCTGTTGTGACTCAGCCTCAGCCCGTCATAAACATAAATGTCAAGCCTGACGCAACTCAGTCTCCTGCAATGGTAGGAACGACAGTTGCTAAGGCAGTTGAGAAATACACCTCACTCGGTGGAGGTCTTAGGGGTATCAAGGTAGTGGCTCTCTAATGGCGATACCTACACCCCTAGTCGAAATCGGATTCGACATCCTCTCAAGTGGGTTTGGTCCTTACTTTATCCTTGACGACCCTGTAAAGGGAAAGCTCGACAACACCGAATACCTGCTAGCGGGAACTATCTTTTTTGATGTCACGGACTCGGTAAAGACCATCGCCGTCAAGCGAGGCAAGAATCACTCTATTGACCGATACGATGCTGGCCTTGCGAATGTCGTGTTCAACAACAACGATAGAACCTTCGACCCCGAGTTCTCGGGTTCACCGTTCTTTGGGCAGATTATCCCTAAGCGTCAGATCAGGATTTCATCAGGCGGTGAGGTCGTGTTCACGGGCGTAATTGACGACTGGAACCTTACCTACGAACCTAACGGCGACTCGTTAGCCTCAGCAGCCTGCTCAGACGCTCTGACCTACTTCTCTAGTCAAAGTATCGACGAACGCACAAACTCCGTGCAGCAGTCAGGTGACAGGCTAGGAACGATACTTAGCCTGCCCGAAATCAACTGGCCTCTCGCAGAGCGTGACATTGAGACAGGAGCAATGGAGCTCGGTGCTGACACCATTGCCGAGTCAACTAATGCACTTGATTACATCCGACTAATTACCCGCAGCGAACCAGGTTCGTTCTTTATCGCAAAGGCAGGAAATGTCGTCTATCGTGACCGTCGCACAGGCCCAACTTCGGGCGGAACTACTCTTGCCGATGATGGCACTGGTATCCCTTATACCAACATGGTTGTCGAGTATGGCTCGGAGCTTCTCTATAACGAGATTGTTGCTTCATCCGTCATTACCTCAACAGCAGTCCAAGCTCAATCAGCAGAGTCAATCGACACTTACGGAATCTTCAACCTAACCCGCTCTGACCTGCTCATAAATTCTGATGATGACCTCACAAGCTACGCAACATTCTTAGGCAACAGATTCAAAGAACCCGAGTATCGCTTCAAGTCCGTGCAGATTATCGTTGATCAGAGAACCCCAGCACAACAGGCTGAGATTCTTGCACTTGAAATCGGTGATGTTCTTCAAATCAAGTTCACCCCTAATGGCATTTCTCCTGCCATCGACAAGTATGCCGAGATTATTTCAATCGACCACTCGGTGAACTCAACAGACCACATTCTTACATTCGGGTTCTCAACACTCGACTTCGCACTGCTCGTTCTTGACGATGCGGTATTTGGTAAGCTAGACAGCGGAAACGCTTTGGCGTTCTAAGGAGAATAATGTCAGGTTTAGGTAGAAAAGTCTGGTCGGCGGGAGATGTCCTCGCAGCAGCCGAAGTCAATGGCTACCTCATGGATCAGGCGGTTATGGTATTCGCCGATTCCGCAGCAAGGTCAAGTGCAATCGGGACCCCGACTCAGGGTATGGTTTCCTATCTGCAAGATACCTCAACACTTCAGGTTTACGGAACAGCTTGGGCAGATGTTTCCTCCCCAGGTGACATCACAGCAGTTACCGCAGGCTACGGACTTGCAGGCGGAGGTTCATCGGGCGATGTAACCCTAAGCCTCGGCACAACAATCACATCCTCAACTGCAACGACCTACACAATCGGAACCGCTGACGCAGGAACTATCTTGCAGTTCACAGCAGCTTCCGCAGTCATCACAGTCGGCACAGCCTCAGACATCCCAGCAGGTCAGCGTATTGACATTCTCGACGATGGCGGGGGGATGACAGTCTCAGCAGAGTCAACAGCCGTAACTTTGAACGGAGCAGGCACAGCAGGCACAGCCTACACAGTAGGTGCTCAATACGAAGCAGTCACAATCCTTAGCCTCGGCTCAGATTCCTACCGCATCATCGGTAACATTACGGCGGTCTAAATGCTGCTACTAGGTGTATTAGCAGCACAAGCCGAAGGAGCTGTCGCAGTCGCTAGCGATTACGACCTGCTCGAAACAGAGATACTTGCAAGCGATACAGCAAGCGTGGAATTTACAAGCGGTGGAGTATGGGCTAACTATCAGCACCTTCAGGTCAGAGCGGCAGTAAGGACTGACAGAACTGGCACTTTCGGAATTGTAAATGTCGGTTTCAACTCAGACACTACCGCTGCCAATTACAGAAACCACGAATTGTTTGGAGATGGGCTCTCCGTATTTTCAGTTGATTATTCTGGTTACAACAACATCAGAGTCGCTTTTAGGGGAGGTGGGGCTGGTAGCACCGCAGGATTTTTTGGTGCTAACGTTATGGACATTTTGGACATAAATTCGACCTCAAAAAATACAACAATTAGAAGCTTTGGGGGAGCTACCAACAACATAAGCCTGTTAAGTGGAGCATACTTTCAAACTAATGCAATTACTACTATGACTTTTACGCCTGAAAGTGCATCAAACATAGTTGCTGGCTCTCGTTTCAGCCTATACGGATTGAAGGGAGCGTAAGATGCCTACTGTTTATTCCCCACCTGTTTCTACCTATGTTGCTTTAGCGACCTTCACCGCAACGGGTGGCGAGACTGGGGTAACTTTTGGGTCAATTTCTGGTTATAGGGATTTGATTGTGACCTATGACTTCAAGACACCATCAGACAGCGAGCTAAGGCTGAAATACAACGCCGACTCTGGTAGTAACTACCCTGAAGTTATTATGTATAACTTTGGAGCTAGCGGTGCAGATTCTGCTACTGCAACTTTGTCCTATGTCCCTACTGCTGCTTCACCTTACACAGAGTTTTGGGGACAGGCACAAATCCTTGATGCTTCAGCAAC